CCTTTTTGCCTTGGTTGAACAGGCGGCGCTCCTCACGCTCCAGGTTGCTCAGTCCAAAGTTTTTCACATACTGGAGGTGCTCTTCGAAGAACTCCAGGGCGAGGGCGTCGGAAGCGGTGAGGGTCATCGGGTTGGTTGCTTTGGTTCCCATAGTATAGACCCCCCACCCACGGAATGCGGGCAGGGGGTGGACGGTTGATCAGGTGGCGTCGGTGGCGATGCTCTCCAGGATCTGCAGGATCTGTTCTCCGTTGCTGCCCTGGCGAAGCAGGGAGATGGCAAGGTTCAGGGTCATGGTGTGGTAGGATTGGGGGTTGAAGGTCGGGCGTCTTTAGGGCGCACCCGTTCCCATTGGATCAGAGGTCGTCCAGCATCTCATCCAGTTCGTCGGTGTCGATCTTGCCGTCCATCCAGCGGGCACCGTCGGGGGTCATCTGCCCCCACAGCATCTCCAGGTGGGGAATGAGAGCATTGTAGCGGGTGAACTTCTGAGCGAGGTTGTAGGTCGTCTCATCGTTCTGAATCCAGAGGGCGACGTTCCAGGTCTCCCAGTTTGCCCATCCGTTGAAGGTCGTCATGGTTCGGTTCGTTTGGTATGGAATCAGTATAAGGGGTCAGGAGCGCCCCAGGTGTTCGAACTGTGCCAGTGATGTGGGTGCCACATGGGCGGGCGATCCACAGGAGCGGTAGAAGTCCACCATGCGCTCTGCCTCTGTCAGAGTGGGGAACCACTGGGAGCGCCACTGGCAGTCGCCGTAGGGGGTCTGGTAACGGACTTCGATTCGCATGGGTTTGATTGGTTGATGGGTTTAGTCTACAGGGTCAGGGGGTCAGCGACCATCCCAGCAGTCAGTCATCCAACCGTCCCGCTCCATTCGGCGGCGGTCGTAGGCGTCTGCATCCATCAGGTCATCGTGCTCAGGGAGGCACAGGTCGCCAACCCACTGGATGGGGGGCAGGTCGTAGGTCAGATCGGTTTTGTTCATGGTTTGATTATAAGGGGTCAGGGCGGCAGGGGTCAATCCCCTGATGGACGGTTCCGCGTCTGTCACATGCCGTTCAGGAAGTCATGCAGATCCTGCAGATACTCCTGTTCGGTCTCATAGGTGCGACCGTGAATGGTGCAGGGGAACTCCCGCTTGGGGGCGGGTGCCTTGCTGGGCTCCTTACCCTGGGAGAGGATCTGAGCGACGTAGGGATTGGTTTTGTTCATACCCGTATTGTAGGGGTTCAGGAGGGGTTTGGGAGTGGTTGTGTGCCACCTCCTCAGGTGTCACTCTTCGTCGTCCTCATACCAGGCGGCGGATTCGAAGTCGTCCTGATCCTCAACGGGCAGGGCGTCGCGGCGCACCAGCTCCACATAGCAGGCGTCGTATTGAGCGTCGTCGTGGTTGACGTTGGCGTCGTCCATCAGGGAAACCAGTTCGGCGTCAGAGAGGGAAGCGAAGGCGGTCATCTGTGGTTGTCTGAACTGAGATCAGTATAGGGGGTCAGCGGGCGATCAGGTCGGCGGTAGTGTGCAGTAGGTCTGCTGTCACAGTCCGCACAGGGCGGATCGGTTCCCATAGTAACCACAGCAGCAGAGCGGCAACGGTCAGGCGGAGCATGGTCTGATGATGAAAGGATGCGGAGCGGGAACGGGTCAGGGTGTGAATCATACCAGGCGGCGGGCGTGTTTGCGGATCTCACCTGCTGAAATGGTAACACCGATTCGGGGGTCTTTTGCCTTGCCGTTGCGCTTCGTAGCATACTGGCGCTGTGCCTTGGGCAGCAGCAGGGAGAGCACGGTGTCGGCATCCATCACCCACACTTCGGCAACTGCTGCCCCATCATAGCGGGCAAAGTAGTGACGGGCATAGCATCCGATCTTATGGTCGATCAGGTATGACTCCTGTTCCTCCCAGGTCGGTTGAACGCTGATCCCGTTGTAGGTTGCGCTGATGGTGCTGCCAATGGTGCTCTTGTATTCTACGGGGGTTCCGTCTGCCTCATAGGCGTCGGCACCGCTGTAGGTATCCGCCACAGTGTGCCCCAGAAGGCAAGCAAGGTGGATCTCACGGGAACGGGCATAGGACATCGGATCGCCAGCGTTCAGGGCGTCCGCTGCCTCATAGAGGGCAGCGAAGGCGTCCAGGTACTGCTGCTGTGCGGTGGTGATGGTGGCAGCGATCATCGGTCGGGTGCTGATGGAATCAGTATAAGGGGTCAGCGGGTTTGTCCACAGTAGGAAGGGGACACCTTGCAAAGTGCCTCCGCCTGCCGCTCCTGGTGGGCGTTGATGGTAGCGACTGCCTCCAGAGTCCAGGAACCTGCCACAATGCTGATCATGGCGAAGCATCCGATGATGATGGTGTTCTGCAGGGAGCGATCGTAGATCATCGGTCTGAATCAAGAGGGTGGCGGGTCCGTGTGCTCCCGCCTACGGGGTAAGGGGTCTGTGGGGTTGCCCCCGCCGTTCCTCCCCTTGTGACCATAGTATGGCACCCATCAGGGAGCAGATCAACGGGGTCTGTGCCAGTTCAAAAAGTGGCACACAGGGGGTTGAATGGGGTCGCCGCGGCCCTATAGTAAGGTCACAAGCGAAGGAGGGGCGGGGTAGCCCTGAAGACGAAAACCATCGCCACGCCCCCTGCCTTGAAATAGTAGCAAATGCAAAGTATAAAAAAAGGGGGCGGATGTTGCCCCCCATTTGTTTATGCGAACATGAAACTTCCGTTGAATTCGTACTCATTGAACACGGGGGAAGATCCCGCCTGTCCGATGAACTTATGAACGAACCATTTGAAGTTCCGTTGAACTACACATTCGCCCTTGATTGCATGAGTCTTGAGAATAGCGTTCAGGCGGGACTTCGTGGTGGCAGTTTGATACCCACCGTCGAAGATTTCCACCCAATCATTGCCCACGCTGGCAATGTGGTTGTCGTGAAGATAAACAAAGGAAACGTCGCCAATGTTGATCACTTGGGTGTTGCCGCACTTCCAGTCGCGGGAATCACAGATGGCGTCGTTCATCTGCTGTTCGATCTTACGCATGAGAGGTGTCCTGTGATCTGTGTTCAGTATGGCAGGGAATGGGGAGCATTTCAACCTCTAGTGTGCCACCTGTTCAACTGGCACACTGAAAGCGCCCGCTGTTGAAGTTTGCTCTACTAAAGACCTCACGATTCACCAGTTTGAACATACCGAACTCGTTGGACAGAACATAACCTTCGGCATCAACTCTCTCGCCGTTCAGGTATGCAGCGGCGCCATTGTTGCGGCAGATGTGTACACAATCTTCTTTGATTGACTTGACCAACAACCACAAACGAATCAGGTTGATGTCACAGTTGCCTGCGATTGCCAGTGCCTCAGCATCAAGAACCGCACCAACTTTGATGAAGGTGTTAAACACTTTCTTCAGATGTGCGGCACCCTTGTTATCAACGAAGGTCGCAGTGGTTGCCATCTGGCGGGCAAAGTCGCAGACTTCCTCTACATCAGCGAATGACGTTTGACCGTGCAGAATGTAGGCATCAGGTTTCACGAACTTGACGTGATCCGTGCTCTCCAGATTCACCGTGAGAGGAATTGCCCAACTATCACGAAGGTCATCGTTTGCTTCATAACGAGTGTGTGGAGCAATGATGATACTTTGTGTGACAATCTCAGGGAACTGATAGGTGATGGTGTTGGGAGTGTACACTGAAAGTCCACCGAACCCGATGAAGTCACCCTGATAGATGTCATCAGTGCGGGGCAACGAATCTAGGCAGCAGTGCAGAATCTGTGCTACGTTTCCTTCGTGGTTTGCATCAACATCCTCATGCGATTCGTTGATCTTGATTTTAACTTTGTTGAACACACTTTTGGTGCCCACGAAGAAGTTACCAGTGGCAGGATTGCGACCCCACACAATAGCGGGGGCACCGTCGATCTTCACGGACAGAGTGCCGCGAGCAGTGAACCAATCAAGAACCGAAAGATCTCCTGTCAGGATGGTGTCTTCGGCGTGTTCGAGGTGTGTGTTCTTCATGCTTTGAGTATGGCACGAAAAAGGGGGGACTGCAACCCCCCTTGTGCCACTTAGTCAGGTGTCACACTCTCGATTAGTTCTACGACGGTTTCTTCATCATAAACGTTGAACACTTCTTCTAAAATCTGTTGCGGTCCTTGAATCATAAGATTCTCCGTGATGGTATCAAACACAAACTGCATCAAACATTTCGTGTCCATGTCATCAATGATACGCTCAGCGTAAGCATCAACGAACTCACGAATCTGCTGACTGGTGAGTGATTCGTATTTGGTGTAAAGTTCTTCGGTGGTCATCAGTTGTCTCCAAAGTTGTTGGTGAGATAATCTTCAAGTTCACAAAGTTCCACCTCATCCAAGGAGGAAATGTAGTTGTGCAAAGTATCTACTAAGACATTATTATTCTGTTGGCAAGTTTTATACAGAAACTCAAAGAGTTGTGTTTTGGTAGTCATCAGTCGTCTCCGAAGTTGTTGGTGAGGAAGTCTTCAGTAATCTTCACGCCGAAATCTTCCAGCATCTCATCACCACCATAGTCACGAATCTCATTGATAAGTTCCGACTCGGAATAGTTGTTAAGATTCTCCACAAGAGTATCAAACACAAACTGTTCCATCGTTTTCATGTCCATGCCGTCCATAATCTGTTCGGCATACTTCTCAACGAGTTCGGAGAAGTTGTCAGTCCAAGTGTAAGCGTTGTTGGTCATGGTTTCAGTTCAGAATGTGACGATAATCAATGGATTTGATGCACCAACCTGTCCATGATGTGATCTCTTCAATGAGATCATCTTCATCATCTGCCTCCCAAATGTGTCCTACTGTATCATCGATGATGTCATTCATCTCAGCATCTGTAATCTCATCCTCAGATCCAGTAAAATCATACTCAATGGAAGTAACTTGGAATTGCATCAGTAGGTCACCAGTGCGGAAACTTTGTCGTAGAGTTGGGCAACATCGACACCCACGATTTCACTCACTTCGTCCCAATCTTCATGGAACTCGATGAGATCCAACAGAGCACGAATCTCTGCCTGGTTGAGGTCAAGAACTTCAGACATTTTAGTGGTGATGAAAGTAGAAACGAAGAACGATTGAAGCGATCAGGTCAATAGTCATAATCAGCGGCGAGATACTCATTCAGATCGAACTTCTCAGTATCACGAAGTTCGGGAATGTTGAGATCGAAGATTTCACCCTCGCTCTCTTGAATCTCAGACCAGAGTTCATCAAACATAGAGTGTCTCTCAGGGACAAACGTAGTGTTGCACGGATCGGGGGGCACTGCAACCCCCCTTGTGCCAGTTCTCAGACTGCCACCAAGCCGAACCGTTCGATCATAATGTCACGAACATGTTCACGGTCGAAACTATCACCACAGAACTTATATCCACCTTCGGTGATATAATGAATTGTGGCGTCGATAATCATTTCATCCGTTGCTTTCATGTCATAAATGCCACCAGGGCCGTAGAATGAACGAACGTAGTTGATGAATTCCATAATCAGATCACCGAAACATTGACTTCTTTGATGTTCAAACCGCAGAGTTGATTGTATACACGCTTGCTGATAATGTCACAAGCATTCTTGAGTTTTGAACGCTCATACCAAATAGTACACAAACCATCGTAAGTTTGCACCTCGATTCGAATGTCTTTCATCGGTGAATTGCGACGACATGAGTAACATAACCCAGCACGTGGCAAGACGCAACCCCCTCTGTGCCACTTCCGAAACTGGCACAAGACCCATTGACATAACGAGATCTTATAATATTAGGCATTCTCAATAACGAGAACCTTATTGAGAATCGATCCAATCTGTAAACTGGCACACTACCAGTCGATATCACGCTCCTGGATCTTACAATTGACATCCTCGTTGGGTTCGAGCTCCAGCAGCTCATGCCAATTGACATTATCGAGATCTAGATCATCATAACACATGATGTCTAGTGTAACCGTGACTAGGCGTTTCTGTGCTAGCATAGGTGTTCTCGTCTAGATGTGTATTCTAGTCTAGATTATATCATGCATAATGACGATACGCAAGATCTTGATAATCTTGCCCATCTCGTGCATAATCTTCTTCGAGATCTGCGTGGATCCCATACTCGTAATATGAGTCCTCGTCGAGATTATAATCGTTTACAAACGTATAGTCGAGATCGTAGTCGTCGTACATAACTCGTCGAGATCGTGTGAACACTATCGTATTATATCATAAAGCTCGTCGAGTTGCAACTAGATGTAGAGCTCGTCGAGATTCATAACAGTATATATGTATTCTCGATGTTATTGTGTGTTTCTCGACACATAATCTCGTTAGGTTTCTTATAAGTTCTCGACTAGATTATAGCACGGACGTATAAACCTGTCAAGGTCTCGACTAGTTTTTATAAGAATTGTGTGGGTCTGTGAGTATTTCGCGCCCCGTGACTTGACAAACTCCGCGTCTCATGGTATGCTCACTTAGCCACAAGAACCAGGAGACCTTAACACAAGAACTAGACCTATTCTCAACACAATACCCAATTGATTCTCATTAATGCATTATTATTGAGAATATTATAAAAAACTGAACAATATTTTTCTTAACATTGAGTTAAAAGTACCACACTATACACAATATTCAAAATCTGTTACACCTTGCATTACATTACACAGCACCATTAGATATATACCATCAGTACACTATACAATATCAATGGCGCGAGGCATCATTTACCTCATTCTCAACAAGCAAAACGGGCACAAGTACGTCGGAAACACCACTCTTGCAATGAATAAAGAATGGGTACACCACATAGATCGTGCCAAGCGAATGTCCTCTGAACTCTTACATAAGGCATTTCGTCAGTTCGGCACACATAACTTTATGATTAAAGAGATCGATGAGTGTGATGAGAGTGAGTTTGAGAATAAAACAAACTATTGGATTCAACAATACAAACCTGAATACAATGAGATTATAGAAATTAAAGAGATCATTCCTCCTGAAGTAAAGATCATTGAGAAGAAACCAAAATTACACAGATCATCACCACATCTGAAACCTTGGAGTGATGAGACCCGTGGAAATGGAAAACACTTTGGGCTCAAAATACGTGGTAAGAACTTAGAAACAGGTCTCTGCACTGACTATGAATCTTCCAGAGTTGCAGCAGAACAAGTCACAGGTAATCCGAGAAACAACTCAAACATTCTACTTGCTGCCCGTACTGGTAGAACTGCATACGGTCATAAGTGGCAACTCTTAGAACACAAGGAGAAGAAAAAGGCGGTGTTTGGTGTGAATAAAAAGACACAACAAATTGAAATCCGATATGAGAGTATGGCAGCAGCATTGCGGGCATTTGAGTGCACCGACAAGAACGGAATACTCAAGAGTCTACGCAATCCTGGGCGCTACTCCTGGCACGGGTATTATTGGTTCTACGTGCGGGCTTAAAGATTCTTATACCGTCCCGTTCAACCATACCAAAGGTATGTATAAGACTTTATACTTTCACTTTTTGTGGCGGCGCTGCCAGTCTCGTTATTGAAAGACTGGTACAATTTCTGAATTGAAATAACCTTGCATTTTAATATGTTGTTCCCATAATGAAGCATCTTCAATGTTATAGAAAACTGCGGATTGTCTGATTGTTTTGTTCTTCTTCAATTTGTAGTAAACAACCTGGTATTTCATATTGGTTCCAATGGCGAATGACACCTGCAATAATAAAAGCATTAGTAATCAGATAGGTGATGAAGATAACCGTTCTGATAACTGCTATTCTATCAGATTCACGGTCATCTTTGCAAGCTTTTTCACCTAATGCCTTTGCCCACCAACGCCATAATGAATGTTTCTTTTTCATGCATCTTTGAGTTTTTTCTTTGAAGGATCGATAGGATCAATATACTTCTCTCTGAAACCTGGGGGTGGTGGTGAAGGTTCTGGTTGTGGTTTTGGTTTGTAAGGTTGATAGGGTGACCCACCTGTTTCTATCATAAACTGTGAAAATGTTTTCATATTATCTTTCCTCCTGGTAGAATGTTTCTAAGTTCACGTCCCGTAGAAGGAAGTCCTTTCGGTGGTGGATTTATCTTAGGTGGTAGATCCCGATCAGGTATAAATTGTCGAAGCGAATAAGATTTACGATCCTTGGGGCCTTTTGTTGGCATATTATCAGGATTCCTATAATTACCACCTCTAAGTTTAAATAAGAGATCTGTTCTTGCCATATGTCTTTCAAGTGGTGAATTTCTAGGATCTAATGCTGCGGCTGCCATTTCTCCAGTTTCTTGAGCACTTCTTATTCTATTGTTCACAGAATCACCAATACGATTCATAAACTGTTGCACAACGTTTGGTTTCTGAGAAGGAGAAAATGGATTATACTGAGTCTGCTCACAAAACTCTTTAAACGTTTTCATAGTCCCAACTTATCTGCTGCTTGTGACATACGATCACGCATTGATTGTTGTCTTAACTGTCTCTGTATTTGTGGTTGATTTGCTCTTGCTCTTGCCGCTTCTGCTCTTGCCTCAGGAGAACCAATCAGATCATCAATACCTTGTTGTGCTCTTTCTTCTCTTCTTGCCTGTGCTTCTGCTCTACGATCATCACGTGCAACTTGTGCTTGTGTTTTTGCGGCAGTTGTCTTTGCTGATGGACGTTGAACATTAGGAGTTCTTGGTGTAGACTCTCCACCTTGCCCATAATCAACAGGTTGTGATCGTCCACCCTCACCTTGTTTTGTTGCCTGAAGATAACCTTTTACTAACTTAACTCCTGCACCAATCATTGGTAGGGCTAAACCAGCACCGATTGCAAGTGGAATTGCTTCTTGTAAATCCCGTTGAAACCGTGAAAACGTCTTCACTCTACTTTCGAATTACTATCTTGGAATATTTATTCTCACGATGTCCTTCATACTTTAACTGATTCCATTGTTCCTTATAACAAAGAATCAATAAGCGATCATTGCGATGAAGTGAACACGCCTCATAGTTTTCCTGATCCTTGGGTTCAACTGAACATTCAATCGTCACATAATCATCATCTTTGAAATACACCCACCCTTCAATATGAGGTTTCCAATAGACATAATCATTGACTTGTGGTTTATACATAAGCCGCTTCCAATGGTGTCTGTTTGGGAATCATTGCACTGTAAGGTGTGGTACGTTCAATGTCTACCTGATCTCCGCACTTGGAGGAGTTAATAGGCGCATAGTAGCACTTCTTTTTGATATGGTAGAATCCCCAGATGCAAGCAACAGGTTGACCATTATTGTAATCAAACTGGCGGTCATAATGAATCCAGATAGACACAACATTGGTTCGGAACGGAAGAATCTCATAGTGCATTCCCTGGGGTGCCTTGTGTGGAAACTCAATAGTCATCACCATACTTCAATCCAGACTCGGCATTCATCAATTCAACCGTGGTTTGATATCCCTTTGCGACGGTAAGATCGTGTGTCTTTCCAATGTCATACACTGCTGCAACGTCGTAGACGGGCGCGGTAATCCAAGAAAATCCCTTGCCGAATGTATTATCAGGATTGACGATGTACCAATGACAAGCAGTGTCAGGTACGGCAACCGAACATTTTTTCCAATCATTATCCCATTGAGGTACTTGAACAAATTGTAGTACAGCAAATAAAAGAGAGAAGAGATGAGTAAACATTAGAGGTCGTTGATTGCTCGGAGACGGTTTGGATTGTAGCCATCAGCAATGAGATTTTCAAGGCGTTGAGTTGCTTGTTCTTTAGTCAATTTAACATCAGTAACTTC